GTGTTTTTCAAGTGCAGTATCATGTATATGTTTTATTAGATTGGCATTGTTTTCAAGTCGAGACCAATGTTGCTTGCGCATTGATGCTAGGTCTGTATTTTTACAAACACCAGCAACTAACTGCACTACTTGAGTCATTCTCACCCAAGGATCTTGTGTTTGATCGTACGCATGATTGTCAAACACATCATCAAATACATCAAATCCCATTTTTCTTACTTCAGCAACCAACCCAGGAACTGCATACCAAATAGGAAACTGATGCCAGGCCAGAGCCTTGAAAGTTTTCTCCGTAATAAAAATACTGCGCCAGGTGTTAGGGTCAATCTGGCCGGAACTTTCTACCACAAGATTTAGCGGTGCTTGATAAAACTTTTGGTGGTCAATTCTGTGTTGGAACACTTGATCGGCCATGGGCCTATCTACTATCATTGGAAAAGGTTGTGGGTAAACCAGATTTTTAACTTCTTCGCTGGTATCAACACCGTTGGTTCCAAATGTCATAATCATATCATTGACATCGATCTTTGCTAACAATCGTTTGGCTAGATTTCCACGACCAATGCTGGCTCGACGCATTAGGCATACCAGTTTGTGAGTTATAGGTATTGTAGACCAGTCTATGTGGTAGTTTTCAAGATGCATGTACCAGTTACCGTTGTAGATCAATCTATCAGGCAAGCTGACAGCAGGATACGGTAACAGCGTCACATCCTCAACTGCACTGAATGCCACTCTTATGTTAGATGAGGGTATCTTGAGTTTAAAAATCAAATATTGGTAGAAGTTGTAAAAATCTTGCGATGATATACCTTCGGGTTTGAGATCAAAAATCCAAATGAAATTTTTTGCTTCTTTTGGGGAAATATTGCTTTTTTTACAATCCTGTAAAAATATTGTTTGTAGTGCTACCTCTCCCGCTCGTAACACATCGGCAGATATTTCTTTCCAAAGAGCATAATGAACTATGTTACCTGCTTTGTGCAATCTTTCAGGCGGTGCCTTGACTCCTGGTAATAACTCTTCACTCATATTTGTATGTCCTCCATTCCGGCCGTACGCAATCTCACAATGTGACCCATCTGCCATTGCTTGGTATCTAAGCCTTTCATGATACCCAGCCAACGGTTGCGTAACAATGCTACTTCATTAATTATAGTTTCAAAGTCAATGACTTCGTCTTCACCATCTACATATTTTTCTGCGTCGCGAGATGTCAGTGCTCGTGCGTAGCCTTCTAAATATTTTTGGAAATGTCTACGACGTATCTTACGCAGTTGTATGTTGAGATAGTTCAGCACTGCTTCAATCTCTTGTAGTTGATTGAATCTGTGTTCAGTGATTCCAGGCAGAGCTGAAATGTTTTTCTCTACTAGGCCGCCAATACGGCATTCTTTCTTGGCTTCATCTAACTCTCGTTCATAGTGTTGGATGAAGTCAGGTATATTGGCAAGACTAGCTGTTACTTTACTGTACCACATGTTTAAGCTCCTTAACAAGCCATGGAAATGTTTGTTTCCAATCTAACTGCCTACGGCGATCTATTTCATTAAGGAATACCGATAGTTGATAGATTTTATTATCGTCTCGATTGCATGAGTCAACTTGCAGTTTGATTCCTGTCATGTATTCTTTGGCTTGTTTTTGTTGCCAGGTTTCGGTGGGCATAACTTGTAGTATAGCATCAAAATCTGCAGAAAAAAAGCCTGGACCAAAAATACCTGGATGTAAAAAGTCATGGGTCATAACCGTGGTAGAAAAATAATGACCAATCTCTCTTTGCGTTCTAAGTTTATTGACAAACTCGATGAGTTCAGGAACCGTTTTGATTGTCAGTGCTGACAAAGTCTGATTGATATTTACAGTAATCCAGGACTGTTCAGCAATCAGAGTAAAGTTTTTTTTCCATTGATCAATATTGATGCCGTATCTAACATACTCTTGTTCTTTACCAAAACAATCAATGCTGGCAGTTAGATCAAATCGTTTGATTTTTTTGTTTTCTACTAGATTTTTTATTCTCTCTAGTAGAGTAACTAGTTTGTTGGTTTTGATTTTTAGATTGCTAATCACATTAAACTCAAGATCAGGGCAAGGATGCTGTTCAAAAAAGTCTATACAGTAATCAAACTGTGGTTGGTAAAAAGGTTCTCCACCTAGCACATGAAATCTCTTAATAGATTGATGATTGATTTCTAACCAACTCCAAAACTTTTCTGTTAATACTTGCTTGGTTGAGTTAGGGTTGCTTTGATTGTCAATGATCACACCGTGTTTCTCAAATCTTCCAAACTTGTTATTCTCAGATTGTATCTGGCTTGAAAATCCATCCCAACAGTACAAACATGCCATGTTGCACACATTGTCAAAGTACACTTCAACTATACGAGGAGTGACTGTTAAACTATTATGTTCTACATCTAGTTCCGGAGGATGCATGTCTGGTATAGACAAATGAAACATACGATCACTGGATCCACCAGCATCTTCAATGTTCTTACAATATTCACAACCGCCGGCAGGCCACTGGCCGTTGAGCATGAGCTCTCTATCTGCTAGTTTTTTAGGAGTATTGTGAAAAGTTTCAAATGTTGACGGTGTGAGTAAATCTGCATCAACTCTGTGACAAGAACTGGTAGTGCCATCATAAAGACGGATGGTACTCCAGTTCCATTTAAGCTGACATGCTGTGGCAGTTTTGATTGGAAAATATTTTTTTAAATCCATTAATAATCATCGTCGTCATAACTGTCCTCGAGTTCTTCCTCGATCTCTTCTTCTTTGAGGTAGTCGGCTAGAGCACGTTTAATGTCTCCATCGCCTTTGAAGGCGGTTTTGATTTCTTCTGCGTCTACATCATTGTCGATGAGAATACTAACCACAGTCTCTGCGGCTTCATTGCGGTCCACTGAGTTGACGTATCTTTTTACTTCTGTCCATATTTCGCTTGCTAGTTCAACTGACATCAGGTTATTCCTCCGTATCTGATTCAGCTGTACTTACCTCGGTCTTCTGATTTCCAAAATCTGCCATGACCTTGTCCAAACATCCGTCATCATTTTTTTCCCAAGCCTTGCGGAACTTCTTGATAATTTCGCCTTCGCTGGTGGTAAACACTAGACTATTGCCCTCACGCTTGAGCATTTCTTTTTTCTCAATCAAGTCCACCAAGCCTGAGTATGGGCTCATACCTGTTGTGTAAGGAATCTTGACCTGTACACCTTCAAAAGGTTTGGCATAGCGTGTTTTCATAACTTTACAGCCAGCACGGATACCATTGACTTCGGTTACTTTGTTGCCATCTTCGTCTTCTTTCAGCTTCATCTTCTTCATGGCCACGACAATACTTGATGCATAGATAAATCCTTGTCCGCCGGAGATCTTGTCGTCTGGGTCAAACATGTCCTGGCTTGCGTAGGTATGATTGGTACAAACCAACCCCACATTGTAACTACCAAACATGTTCACACAGTTACGAACCAAGGCTGTGAGTGCTTTGGGTTTACGACCCAAGTCACCTTTCATTTCACCTGCGTCAAACTGGTTAACGTCTGTAGGAGTCAACAACATGCCCAGACTGTCAATCACAAACATGACTTTGGGGCGCTCACCTTCAGGCAAGGCCTTGTAATCACTCATGAATGTGGAGATTGTTTTGGCCACATCATCAATCATGGCCATGCTTAACTTGAGTAGTTTACTGTCGCTGGTGTCAACGCCCAAGGCTTTGAGCCAGTCTTCATCAAGAGCATTTTCACTGTCGATCAGCACCACAAAAATACCTTGCTCTTGTGCGTTCTTCACAATGTTGCCAGAACAAATGTATGATTTACCTGCTCCTGAGTCACCAGCAAACACAGTGACTTTGCCCAGGGGAATGCCTCGATTGAAATCGCCCGAAATAAGATAGTTCAGGGCATAGTTGCCTGTAGAGATCCAATCTGTTGGATCGTTGAATCCGATGCTTAGTCCATCGATTGACTTTGTGATTTCCTTGCGGAATTTTGATACATCAAAGGGTTTACCCATATTTCACCTGTTGTTTAAGAAGAAGCACAAGGGCATTACACCCTTGTGCAGGACGCTCGTATATATTACTGTTTGTTCTGGCGAGCGCGGATCATTGCCAGGATGTCTTCGGCCTTTTGACCTGAAGCCGCTGGCTTTTGCACTGGTGCCGTTGCGGCAGGTGCATCATCTTCATCAAACGAGCTAGTAGAAGAAACAGGTGCCGACTTGGCCACTGGTGCGGCTGATTCTGCTACAGTTTCAGAGCCTGTGGAAGAACCTTGCGGAGCCGCTACACCAGCAGGGCGGAAGTACGCACCCCAACGGTCGGGATCGTAAGGTTTGCCATCAACTGAAGCCTCAAACATTTCTTTCATTACTTTGAGTTCAGCCTCTGATGGTTTCTTAGGAAGGAAGTCGGAGAGCGTGAACAAGCCGTGTGCTTCGATAGCGGCTTGTTCGGCTTCGGTCAATGCGCTTTCCTTACGAGCCCATTTACTGGTTGAGTAGTCTGCGTACCCACCTTTTGATGTCTTGGTGATACGGAAATCCAGACCACGCATCAAATCAGTTGGCAACTCTTCCAATTCTGGATCCATGAGTGCTGATTTGATTGTTTGGAAAATCTGAGGACCAATGATAAATCGGCGAATTGGATTTTCAGGATTCTTGTCATCA